ATTAACTAACAATAAAGCGGAAACCGAGAGAGATACAATCATATTTAATTCTGGTGAGGACTTTATAAATGCTAGAGAAAGATTGCTGAAAGGCGGTGAATAAATGGCTACTGAATTAGGACAAGCATATGTACAGATTATGCCATCAGCCAAGGGAATCAGTGGTTCCATTCAGAAGACAATTAACCCCGAAGCAACAGCAGCAGGAAAGAGCGCAGGAAGCCGAATTGCTTCCTCTATTGCTAGTTCAATGGGTAGCGCAGGTAAATCACTAACTAAGGCAATAACCGTCCCTGCATTGGGTGCAGCAACCGCAGTCGGTGGAATTGTTGCGGCGTTTGGATGGAAACGATTGGTCGGACTCGATTCTGCAAGAGCGAAATTACAAGGGTTAGGCTATGATGCTCAGTCAGTCGAAAGAATATCAGACCAAGTTAAAAGTGCAGTACAAGGAACCGTCACAACGATGGCGGAAGGTGTTTCTATTGCCGCTGGTGGTTTGGCGGCTGGGGTAAAAGAGGGCGCCGAATTAGAAAAATACATCAAACTTGTTGGAGATGCAGCAGTTGGTGCGAATAGACCTGTAAATGATATGGCTCAAATATTTAATAGGGTACAAGGTTCAGGAAAACTAATGACGCAAGAACTCAATATGATTGAGGACGGAATGCCAGGATTTGCAATGGCGATGTCAAAAAGCCTGGGAGTTTCGCAAGAAGAATTCCGAAAAATGGTTACTGCAGGTGAAGTTTCATCTGAGCAATTTTTAGGGGTAATGGATAGCTTTGCAGGTGAAATGTCCGGTGCTTATGCAAAGAGTTGGGAAGGTATGGTATCCAACACAAAGGCATGGATCGGTATTATAGGTGAGAATATTCTTGGTGGTGTGTTTGAACAGTCGAAAGAGACGATTGCTGAATTTATGGAGTTTTTAAAGTCCGACGATATACAGGCATGGGCGAAGGAAACTGGTCAAACAATCGGAGATTCGTTTAGCAGAATGATTGAAAGTATTAAAGGCGCTATCGAATGGTGGACTGGTTTAAGTGACGGCACTAAAAGTTTGATTACAAATATAGCCGGAATAGCCGTTGCAATAGGTCCTGTTTTGATGATTTTAAGTAAGTTGATTTTTGCTGTAATGACAGTCGGTAAGTGGTTTGGATTAATTAAAGTGGCAGCTGGAATCGTGGGAACCGCATTAGGGGCAATATCGGCGCCAGTGTTAATTGTCATAGGGATTATAGCGGGATTAATAGCGGTTTTTGTTGCACTATACAAGAATAACGAAGGTTTCAGAGACTTAGTACAAACAGTGTGGGCCACAATAAAAGAAACATTCTTCACTGTTATCCAAGCAATCTCCGACTTCGTGATGGAGATATTCGGGGCGTTAGTCGAATGGTGGAACGCTAACAACGAACAGATTTTTGAAACTGTTATGAACGTGTGGCAATCCATTGTGGACGTTATTATGATAGCTGTTGGAAGCATCGTTGAATTTGTTAAAGAAATATGGTCGGGATTGGTCACTTTTTGGACTGAACACGGTCAAATGATATTTGATGCAGCGCAAAACGTTTGGAATGTAATTTCATCCGTTATTAAAAAAGCTGTAGAAGGTATCTGGAATGGGATTCAAATAATGGCTAACATCGTTTTAGGAATCATGGAGTTTTTATGGCCATTTATAAAGTTGCTAATACTAGACACATGGAACGCAATTAAAAACGTTATACAAGGTGCGATAGATGTTATTCTGGGCATCATTCAATTTTTCAGTGCATTGTTCACTGGCAATTGGTCCGCGATGTGGGACTCGATAAAGCAAATCATAAGCGGCGCAGTACAGCTTGTTTGGGGCCTTATTAATTTATGGTTCGTCGGAAAAATCCTGAAGGCAGGAAAAGCATTGTTTACGGGATTAAGATCAATTGTTTCAAGCATGTGGACGACTATCAGATCACTGTTTACAAGTGGAGTAAATACCGCAAGAAGTGTGGTAAGTTCAGGTTTCAATTTTATCCGAAGTATAATTTCCTCTGTTATGAATGCTATCCGAAGCGTTATTTCATCAGTTTGGAACGGAATCAGAAGCACTATATCAAGTGTGGTTAATGGAATACGTAGTACAATATCAAACATTTTCAACTCTTTACGAGGGATTGTATCAGGAGCCTTTAATGGAGTGAGAAGCGCTGTTTCTAATGGAATGACATCTGCCTTTAATACCGTAAAGGGATTTCTAGGTAAATTTAAAGATGCTGGTAAAAATATAGTGACGAGTATAGCCGATGGTATTAAAGGCGCCATAAGTAAGGTCACAGATGCGATCGGTGGCGTTGTGAGTAAGGTCAGAGATTTCTTGCCATTCTCCCCAGCAAAAGAAGGGCCGCTAAAAGACTTAGACAAGCTTAACTTTGGTGGGACAATCTCTATGGGCATTGATGATGGTGCTGACGATGTGCAGAAAGCAATGGAGGACATGCTAGGCTTCGACTTATCCAAGAAAGCAAAGTTTAATGACTATAGGAACAACAGCACATTCGCTCAAACTACAGAAGAAAAACAACCGATCATTTTACAAGTTGACGGGAAAACATTCGCTCAAATAATCGGTGATTATACAAATCAAGAAGGCGGGAAACGTATTAGAAGAATGGAAAGGGGGCTTGCTTGATGTATGGAATAAAGTTCAATGGAAAACATTCATACGCTGACTTTGGTGTAACTGTATCTGAGAAAGATATCGGTTATCCTGATAAAGAAAAAATCAAGGTGAGAGTCCCTTTCTCAAATGTGGAGTATGACTTTTCCGAGATATACGGAGAACAAACGTATACACCAAGAAAGTTGTCTTATACTTTTAACGTGTTAAATCTTCATAGCGTGAACACTACGCAACGAATTAATATGCTGGAAACGTCACTGACTAACTGGCTTATGAATAGCGGCGGAAAACAAAAGTTGTATGATGACTCAATGCCTGGCTATTACTACCTTGCAGAAGTCGAGGGCGGTTTGGGCTTTGATGAGTTGTGGAATCATGGAACGTTAACAGTCGAGTTTACTGCATACCCATTCATGATTGCTGAATTAGCAGAAGGTCACGATATATGGGATGAATTCAACTTTGAGCTAGACATGGCACAACCAGTTGAGTTTGATGTTGACGGGTCACTTACTATCACACTGCATAACGGTGGAGCGCCAAGTGTGGAGCCAGAAATCACAGCGAGTGCTGCAATGCAGATTGTAAAAGGTGGAGCGACTTACAACGTGCCAATCGGTAGAAGTAAAAGCGAAGATTTCAAGTTGACCACAGGTGCGAATCACTTAAAGATAACAGGAAACGGCACAATCTCCTTTAAGTTCTTTAAGGAGTTGATCTAATGTATCGAGTTACCATCGTAAATGATGACGTGGAAACGCTAATCCACAGCCCACATGCAGACGGTTTGAAACTAGAATCAGGAACAATAAAAAAAGAAATCAACAAGATTGATTATTTTAGTATGTCATTCTTTTTAAACAACCCCGCACATGGCAAATTAAAGTCGTTTAGAACGCTTTTAAATGTGTTCAATACTAAGACAGGCGAATACGAGTTCGAGGGTCGCATATTAGGACCAGATGCCACTATGGGCGATGACGGGCTACTCACTTACAACTATGAATGTGAAGGTGAGTTGGGATACTTACACGACTCGCAACAGAAGCATCTAGAATACAGAGGTACTCCTGAGAACTTACTCATTGAGCTATTAAACTACCATAATTCACAGGTTGAAGATTATAAAAAGTTTTATCCTGGTGTAATGGAAGTTACCACAACAACAGATAATGTTTACTTTTATTTGTCTGCTGAAAAGTCTACATTCGAAGAAATCGATGACAAGATACTTGACCGTATCGGTGGAGAGCTACAAATTCGCAAAGAAAACGGCATCCGTTATTTAGATGTGCTGGAGCGCGTTGGCGAGAATAAACAAACTCAAATTAAAATAGCCAAAAATCTTAGGAGTATCAGTCGAAGTGTAAACCCAACAGAAATCATTACTCGATTAACGCCACTAGGAACAAGAGTCGAAAGTGAAGTTGAAGGCGCAACAGATGCATCAGAAGCACGATTGACGATTGAGTCCGTTAATAATGGCTTACCTTATATTGATGATGTTGCTTTAATCGCTGAATTTGGCATACAAGGTGGATCTGTTTCTTGGGATGATGTTACATTGCCGAACAGACTGTTATCCTCGGGTTTGAATTGGTTAGCCAATCAAAAAGTGGCACATACACAATATGAAATATCCGCAGTTGATTTGAAGTTAATTGGTTTAGATATTGATAGTTTTGATGTCGGGAATACTCATTCAGTCATTAACCCGATTATGGGGATTGATGAACGCCTACGAATCATCGGTAAAACAACTGATATTAATAGTCCGCAAGATGCATCTTTAAAAATAGGTGATAAATTTAAAAGTTTAGATGATTACCAAGCGGATGCTAATAAATCAGCAAGAAAGGTTGTTGATTTAGAAAACATCGTTGATGGTCAAAGCAAAACGATTTCAGCAATTAGAAACGAAGTCATAGGTGTTGAGAATGGCATATCCGCATTGCAGCAAGCCATCCAAGATGCTGACCTTGAAGAACTACCCTCAGCTATCAGTGCGCTAGAAGTAGCGATTGGAAGTTTAAACAATGCCTTAGATGGTATACCTATTTACGACTTAGCAACGCAGACGACAGACGGTTTAATGGCATCTATCGATAAAGTTAAGCTAGACGGACTACAAAGCTATATGGTGGCGACTGAAAGCCTTGAAGGATTAATGAGTGCAACGGACAAGCAGAAATTAAACAGAATATCAGCTTTGCAGAATGTTGATTTAGATGATGTTTTGGCAAGGTTGGAAGCATTGGAGACCCAATAAAAGGAGGTCTTTTTTTAATGAAAAAAACTGCTGCTGAAAGATTAAATGTTTTGGCTGAATTATTAACTAATAAAGCTGAAAAAATAAGAAATAAAACACAAGGAGTTGAAGCGAATGTCAATACCACAGCGAATAAAAGATTTAGCAAGCAAAGTCAGAAATGAAATATTAGGTGTAAATGTTCGAGAATCTATTGCTAAATCGATGGAAGTAACAGGAGAAACAGCAGAAGAAGCTAAGGAAAGATCGATTGAACAAACTAATCGTGTGGATACGTTAATTCGGGAAAGTCCACAGCCTTCTGAGGTGGTAGATGCGCGTGGAAATCATCCGATTTTAAGAGATAGATTGAATTCAACTGATCAACTCTTGGCGGATACTGATGTTCAAATATCAGATTTAGGTCTCAGTGCGAGCGCGTTTGGAGTTGTTGGCAATGAGATAACAGACGATAGCCTCGCCTTACAAGACTTAGTCGACTCAGCTGAAGGAAGAATAATAAACTTAAAAACAAACGGTAAGTATAAAATAACTTCGACACTTGAGTTAAACTCCCAAACAAAGATAAAAGCTAACGGTGCGCAACTCATTATTCAAGCTAATGTCGACGGAGTAATAATCCCTAAAAACGCTGAGGTTAGCGACCTAAAAATTAAGTCCGGTATTGTCGGCTACTCTAAATCTTTGATTCTTTTAGATGGTCAATCGGGTTTTGACGTTTCGGCGACTGGTTCAATTGATAATATCATTTTAGAAGGAGATTCGGCGTATTTAGCTAACGGTATATCGGCGATTGACAACGGAGTACGTAGTGTAGTTGCCTATTTCAAAGGTGAAAATATAAGCTTTATCAGGCTTAATCACGGGATACTTTTTGAGAATGAGCATCCGTCCAGCTGGTACAACGGAAATAATTTTGATGGTTTAAATATGTATGACTGTAAACACTTTATTACTTTAGATGGGGTTGTTGATGGTAATGTATTTGATAACATGCAAATACAGCCATCGGGCAGGACTGAGACTGCATTAAAGTGTAATGGGAACAATAATCACTTTGGAATAACTCTTTGGGACACTGTAGCATATCCGAATTTGATTCCTTATGATTTCGAAGGGGGGTCTAGGAATAAAATACACACGAACAATAACTTAATTAGCCTGAATGCGAATCAAGTACAAGGGTCTAACCCATCCAACGAGTTTAACGGGAGCGCTTCATCCGGTCTTGTTTATCCAAAACCAAAGGAACGCGCTGCATACAGAACCAAGAGTAATACGGTTTATAATGCTTATTTGAACTATTTAGGAGAGCAAGACAACATACTATCAATGGCTCATAAAATTTATACGATTAGTTCGACCGGGATCTCCCCACAACCTTCTTTTCATAATGCCTTTAGCTTAGATAATAAGAATGCTCCTATCGTTTTCCCTGAAGCGGGAGAGATTGTAATAAAGATAGATACATCGGCTGATGTAATAAACCACCCCGAGGTACTTGGTATTTTATTTGCGCATGAATCGACTCCAGACTACGTTAAAATCGAAACGGAAAATACGGGTGGTAGAAGCCTGTGGAGGGAGTCTGGATCAGTCAACCCTTGCGAATACGGTGTCGGAGTCGTAGGTAACTCAATTACAGCTATTTATATAACGCTAAGAACTAAAACAGCAAAAACTGTACGTGTTGCTAGGATTTTCATGAGTTCCGGTAATAATAAGCAGAGAACCTTTATTCAGACTGATGGAGGAAGTATCTACGAAGATTTAATTTTCGAGGAAGCCAAAAAAGGCGTGGTAGTCAGCACGCCAGACGGCACGAAGAAGTATCGAATAGGAATAGACAATGAAGGTGTGTTAACCACTACTATAGTGACGTAAAGATTGACTAGCTTATTCTATCTCAGAAAACACATATAATAACAGACTGCTTTATTAGGCTTTATCGTTCCTTGTATTATATAATCTGTGTGCTAATATGTATTTAGCATAGAAAAAGGGATGAGGGTATATGGGTAAGCGTTTGTACGAACTTGACGCTTTAAGGGGATTAGCTGTTTTGGCGGTAGTTTTATTTCACTATACTACGAAATATAATGAGTTATTTGTACATCAAAAAGACAATTATGTTTTAAATTTTAGTCATGGTCATTTTGGCGTACAATTATTTTTCATCATTAGTGGGTTCGTAATATATATGAGTGTCTCTCGAATAAAAGATGTTAAAGATTTCGCTATTAGAAGGGCGATACGTTTGTATCCTGCTTACATATTAGCGATTATTTTAACTTTTACTATAACGAGTATCTATGTTTTGGATAGATTGCAAGTCTCGTTTTTTGAAGCTTTACTAAACCTGACGATGTTTCAAGGGTTTTTACCGGGCATAAACGCGGTAGATGGGGCTTATTGGAGCTTAAGGGTGGAGTTATCTTTTTATATTATTGTAGGGGTTTTGCTGTGTTTTAAACTAATAAAAAAAGTAGAACTTATCTCTATCGTCTGGCTTTTTTCTGCTGCCGCGTTAATGGTAATAACGGGCTTATCAAACAATTCATTGTTAGACATTGTCAGCAAAGTCGCCTTTTTAGATTACACTCATCTGTTTGTCGCTGGAATAGTATTTTTTCATATTTGGAATGAAAACAAACTTAGGTATCATTTAATCATTTCATTATGTTTGATTTATGAAGTCCTATTTATGAGTCCTTTGTCTAATTTTTACACGATTTTATTCTTTGGTGTCTTTTACTTAGTTATCAACGACAAAATGAATTGGTTAACCATGAAGCCTTTAATATTTCTAGGTAATATTTCTTATAGTTTATATTTAATTCATCAGTATATGGGTTACGTTATTATCGACATATTAGAAAAAAATGGTTTCGTTAGCGAGTTTTTTATTGTCGCTCCAATTATAATATCGATAGCGCTTGCCTTTTGTCTAACTAGGTATATTGAGCAACCAATCC